GGAGCTCGTAAACCTCGTGTATGAACCGGAGGGCGGGATGAGTGACTTTTGGGGAAAATTTCATGTCTGGTTGGATCCATCAGTGGGTGCGGAGGCGGCGTTCGCGAAGCCCCCCCCCCCCGTCTGTGTTGTGGGCGGGGGTGTGGGTGTGTGATCGTAGTCTGTCGGCTCGATCCGACCAGTTGTTGGCGGTGGGTGGTACTTGGGGTTGACCGGCTTTGCTGGCGGTGGCTGTGGTGGCTGGTTTGGTGTGGGTGTGGCTGGTGTATCTGAATCAGTGGCCACACCCTTATTGTCGTTTCCCCCACCCGTACCAACCCGTGCAGCCGGCAGGGTCTCAACGTCTATTATCTCTTTTGCTTCAAGCCCTGACTTTACTGCCGCCAGGCTTGGATGGTGTCGGTGCTCAACTACCATCGATGCGTCACCACGCAAGTCTGCCGCGATCGTCTTGCAGAAGGCTCCCGTCATTGCCAGGCTTTGCGGTGGGATCCGGTCGATGTCTTCCAGGATTCGCTCACCCGTCGCGTTGCAGGCTTCCTGGAAGACTGCCGCCAGACTTCTCTTCTGTGAGTCTATAGCCGGCTGTTCGCGGATCTTCACAGCATAGACTGTTCTGTGATGACACTTGAACGCTCTGGCGATCTGTCTGCAGGACAATCCCTCAGCCAACGCGTCTGCAATTGCCCGGTAGCGCTGTATGTTCCTGGCGACTCGTTCCCCGGTATAGTTCAAGCCGGCCTGCCGCTCTTCAGTCAGCAGGATCTCCCGCTCTGCAGTCTCATCCAAGCTTGCCGGGTCAAATAGTTCGGCCTGACTGGATCCGGGAATAGGTGACAACCGCCCAGAATCCTCTGGCGCCTCTGGCGGGATCTTGCCTTCTGGTCTCATATGCGCGGAAGAAAAGGCGCCGCTACTTACGCGCCGCCAGGCTTTGCGCTGCCGGCAGCGGATCCAGCACTTGCATCAGTAGCCGGGCAGCCAATTCACCCGGGCGCCTCCCTCCCTCTCTCTCTGCCCGATCGCGCAGCCGGCCTGCAGCCGTCGGTGTCAAGTGCACTGTGATCCGCTCCGTCTTTAACTCTGGCGCCGCTTGCGTTGTCATGGGCGCACTTTGCACCCAACAAACCCAGCCGAAAAGGAGAATCTCACAGAAGCTTACAGAAGACGGGGGGCGGTGTAACGGATCCAACCCGCTACACCGCCACGATTAGACCGCCAGGCGTGGCATCAGTCTCAGCTGATACAGCCGTTTCCCGGCTGTGGTCTCGACTGGCGCCACTGTCACCACAGCGCCAGCAAAAGCGCCCGGTTGCTGGTCTGTTGCCCAACCCACGCACAACTGCCTGCCCGCGCGCGGTGGCTTGCCACCTTGCACCGCGTAGAGGTCAAACCACGCCTGCAGTTGATGACGCGTTAGAAAACGCGTCATGATTTGCGCCTCCAAACCTTCAAACGCTCCTGACGCCTTGCCCGGATCCAGCGCGCAGTCCAGAGTCTGCAGGCGTCTCTATCCAGAAAGAAAGAGCGCCAGGCGCGCAGTCTCCCCGATTCGATTATCAGGCCATCATCCCACACGTCCAGCCTGCAGCCGGCCGACCAGTTAAAAGGGGCGCCCCGTTCAAGCCCCAAGTAGACACAACACTTGCCAACAGTCATTCCGCACCCCCAGTCTCTGCCAGCTGTTCACCACAACAGCCACAAAAGGCGTCGCCGTCGAGGTTGGTGACCACTGTGCCAGCATGCTGACACGATCGGGGCGGCTGAATACTCACATCGGTGCCACAATGCCGACATCGATACCAATGACGCCCCGCCAATTCGCCTAACCGCTCTAACCGTTCACTCCCACATATTCCACATTGCACGTTAAACCTTTCGCTTTGATTTTCGCCCCACGCCAGCATGGACAACAGCCACACCAACGCGATTACTAAGAAACCTAAGAAGTCTCCCAACAGTTTCCGTTTCATCTCTTTAGACATATTCACCCCACCGCTTGGACTGAATGCCGGTCGCCTCAATTGATATATCGGCAGCCCCCGTAGAATTTCCACCGCACAGCCGACAATTTATGCACTGCACACGGTTCTTCTTATTAGCCGGGCAATTGATCTCACCTGCCATCAGTGGCGCACCAATAGCTCGGACGCGATAAGTGCGCCAGCCCGCAGCCTGCGCGCGCCTGGCGTCCTCCTCGTTGTCAGCGCTGGCCATCATAAACGGCTTCAACCCTGGCGCCGTTTCCCACTGGTGAGTGTATCCAGTCCAGCCGGCAGCCACTGCCGCCAATTCCTTCCACACTCTCAACGGAACGGCTGCAGGATCACCATAGGCGCCAAACCGAATCATTCGACCAGCAAAGCCCCACCCAATACTGGCAAGCTCTGGATACAATCCGCGCCGCCAGGCATGCCACACCCGACCCGGGCCGTTTCGCAAATCGACATTGCAAAGCCGTCGACGGCCTTTGATGCCACGCAATGGGCAGTTTCCGCAGTTGTGACGATCCAGGCCGGAATGATTCGCGGCTATCGGATCCGCGTTGCGCACCAACACCCAAATCTGGCACATGTTGCCGGTTTTGGCGTTAGCGCTCTCGAACGTGCCGATACAGACCACTGTCCGACTCTGCCACAAGATAACGCCCTTCATTGTAGCAACTCCAATCGGCTTTGAACCTGACTCTCCTCCAGCCGTTCACGATCACAAGCAACCCGACCCGCCCACGCTTGGATTGCGCGCAACTGCTCGCAAATATCCTCAATTTCGCGCTCAAAAGCCTGCAGGGTTTTCCTGTTTACGCCCTCCAATGACTGCAGGCAATCCCTCAACTCTGCCAATTCTGGCTTGCCTTCTAATTCATTGGCTTCCGATAAGTCATCGACAGCAACCAACAAATTGAGAGTGCCTTGCACAGTCGGATTTCCGCAACCCTCACAGATTACGTTCTCGCAATCCGTTTCCAGTCCAGACTGTTCGGCGCCGCACGTAGTGCACAACGCCGTGCTCCCCATCCCTATCTCATTATCCTCATGTAGCGCCAGAATTCGCGCAGTCGTTATCGATTTATGCATCATTCACCCCACAGTATTTCTCATGGATCGCCAGGAATATATCGACGGCCGAGCCTGGCAAATCGAAATTGACGGCCTGTTCTACTTCCCACAATTCAAAGGAAGATAGATCATTTCCGTCATCGGTTTTGCTCAGAATCTCTATGCTCAATTCGCAGATTTCCACCCTATCAAACTGCAGCCTGATAATAGTGAAACCTGTTACATCCCGGCTATTCAACAGTTGGTGTTTTGCTTCCGATATCGCCGATTTGCGCTTGTCTTTCAGCATGGGCGGAACAAATAGCCAAAAATGTACACCGTCGGCGCCGCTCAATTCGTCATGCGTCAGAATGCCGCCAATTGTGCGGTTGTGCTCCCATTTAAGCGCTCGTTCGTACAGCCCTTGGTTGTGCGGTTCTTTACAATGCATTAACAAAACTCCCTCCCGTCCATGAATTGAACTTTAATAATGAAGCCGGACCGTTCATTCGCAATCGCTTCCAGTCTAACGCCCTTGTCCCAACAAGGCGCACAAACCGATACGTTTATGCGCTTGCCCTCATAAACCCATTCCACTGTCACAGCCTGCCAACAATCCAATTCACGCGCGCAGTTGTGGCAAGTTCCGTCTTCCTTGGTTGTGAGCTTGTGAAGGTTACACAACGCCGTGCGAATGATTCCGCCAGGCTCTGCCGCGAATAATAGATTTTGCATCAGGCTAATTCCCTCCCGTCGATGAATTCCGCATTTATGGGCGCCGATTCAGTTTCATAGGCTGATAGGTTTGCTTTGACTTTGCCATCCCAACAGCCACCGCAAACGATTGCGCTGACTCGCCTCCCTTCCTTGGTGCCTTTGGTGTGTGTCCATTCGATTGAAACGGAATCGTCACAATCTAAACAGGTTCGACACTGTTCGCAGAACATAGAATGCCCTGCAGTGAATTTGTGGATGTTTCGCAGTACGGTGAATGCCATACTGCCCGATGTGTTACCGCTGACTAGGTTAGTCATATCGCGGGCTACTCTGAGCTTGTGCGAGATAGCGTCAAGCGCTAAATCAAATTAAATCACTTCCACCGCCATCGGCGCGCGCGCGAAATAGGAATAGAATTGCTCAGTGGTGGAAAATTGCTTGTGCCTCAAGAATTGTTGAGCGGATCGCGGGCTATGCTCAAACAGCCGGCCGCCAACATAGGCGCGCAACGCATGCATGCCTTTCTGATCATTCCACCCTAACAGTCTCAGCCACGCGTTTAGCTGGTCCGGAATTTCGCGAAACCTGGCACGCCGGCTGCCCGCCAGGCAGTAGTCCGGGAGAGGACCGCGCTGAGATAGGTAGACCGCCGCTGCAGCTTGAACCCGCACCTGGATCACGCGGCCGTCCTTGCCCACCCCACCAGATACCCAAAGATGACCTTCCGAAGAATGCAAATCCCCCCAGCGCAATTCAGCAGCCTCTCCACGCCGTAAACCTGCCCCCACAACCAACCAGAACAGCGTCTGCACCTCTCTACCCCTCATCCCTATCCCGTCAAACGTCGCCCGAACTACATCATCCGCCGGCGGCGAGTAAACCTTGGTCGCCATACGCCCCGCCAGCTTCGCAGCCGCAAACGCCTGGCACGTCGCCGGCACAATCAACCCTTGCGCTGCATAGGCGCGCAGCAGCTTAGCTGTGAAGATCGAGGAGGCCTGCCTATGCACGCTCAGCGCACTCCGCAACGCGCGCTCCCGCAATTCGCGATCGCCATCCTGCACCCGCTTCAACATGCGGCGCTCGTAATCCTCCGCGACCTCGAGGCGCAGTTGCGCCAGGTGCCCAATCCCACACTCAGTGACGATACGCCGCAGACACCGCACGTTGCCCTTGGCCACCTCCGGCGCGATCAGAGCCAGGCTCTTGTAAGCGGAGAGGAGGTCCTCGATGGTGGCGACCCGGCCGGCCGCCTTTGGCGCCCACTTCGGATCCAGAACCTCAGAGAGAAAGAGCCGCGCGCGAATTCGGGCCTCAGGCAGGAGGTTGGTGTCAAGGCACCGTTTGACCTGACGCCCGTCAATCCGCACGCGGCAATAGTATTTGCCGTTGTGAGTGAATACCGTGTGCCGGCGCCCCTTATGACTGAAGCTCGCAGTTGCCATACAATACGACGTTCACCCCACAATCAGGATTCGGACACGTCACCGACTGACCGACCGGACCCCAGTCCACAATTTCATCCCGCTTAAACAGGAAGACGCAGTCACACGATCGGCACTTGGTGCGCCACCCCTTACCCTTCCTACCCTTCTTGATTATCTTCATACACCACACATCCCTTCACACTCATTGTTGAACATCGATAGCTGCCCCTTGTCCTCTTCCGTATCCAAGTCAGCTTCCTCCAATGGCACCAGATCACGATGCAAGAACACCGTCTCTTTCACCCCCGGCATCCTCTCGCCATCCACCCCTTGGCGCACGGCACGATCGACTTCGACTGCATCCGCCCACTCACTCGGCACAGCTCGAATCGCACGCCACTCTGCGTTCGATCGGTATGGGCATCCAATGCAGGCACTGCGCGGCGGCTGCGGGAAACCATGCGTCTCCATCCACCGCAGACAATCATGGCGGCTCATGCGCAGATCCACCAAAGGCCACCGGTGCTCCATCCAACCGTGCATGGAGTCTTTCATGCGCGATATCTCATCAAGACTGATCCCAATCCACTGCGTAACCTTCACCCCTTTAACCCGTTGCCCAGGAACGAAACCAAGCCGCGTGCGAATGGCTTTTATGATCGGCACGATCTTGAACTCCTTGGTGCATTGCCGGCGCAGCATGCCGCCTTTATCCGGATTGGCAGCGCTAGTGGTGTAGAAGGGCGCGCCGGCGCAGCGGTTGCCAGTGAGGCTGCGCATGATGTTAGCCCTTAAACCATCAGCGTGCGTCGCTCGCACGACCGGGAAAGGCAACAACTTCTCCAACTCATCCAGCCACCGGTAAACCGCCGCCGGCTCCCATCCTACGTCCGCGAACACCGCAAAGTCAGGCATCGGCTTGATCTCCCCAGCCGCCGCCATCAGCGCCACCGTGGACGACTGCACTCCCGCACCTAAACTCAACACCGTAACGCGCCGATTCATGCGCCCTCCTCCTCGAACTCCCACGTGCCGTTGATGATGCGCGCCACCGCCGCAATCTCACGCTCGCGCGACTTGCGCCCCTGGCGCACTCCGGATCGCACGGCCGTTTCAACCGCCGCTATGATGTCTGAGGCCTGCGAGACCGTCACCATGCTCGGCAGCTCGATCCGACCCTCCTTGTCAGGCGAGAGCATCACCGACTTGTGCTTAAGGTAGTAGAGCCGCCAGTTGGTGCCGCACAGCGGCAGCCCGCCGTCCCACCGCTTGCCATCCACACCGACAGGCTTCCCCTCCTTTGCCGCCGCCTCCGCCGCCGCCATCGCCTGATCCCACACCGCACGTAGTTTGCCCAAGGCCAGCTCGGCCCCACTCATCGCATTGTTAAGTTCGTCAAGTATCATAGTCTTTTCTCCATCATAAGTCAGTCCCACACCACCAGCAACGTCCACGCGCGTCCTTGTGCGCCCAGCGGCCTTGCGCACCCGGCGGCATCGGATTCTCCCGCGTGCAGAGGGGATAATCACCCCAGACATCTCGGTTGCTATTAATACCCGCCTCGTGCCACCGAGCACCCAGGACACGCCAACGCACGGCCAACCGCGCCTTCGGCTTGGCCCGCTCCGTGCGGATCCGCTTCAACGTCTCCTTGAGCACCGCATCCCGTGTCTGCCCCATCTTCCGCTTGGCAAAGTAATCGAATGTCTCATCCTTCAAGCGCAGACACTGCTCCATGAAGCTTTCCGCCGGCCGCAGCTTAAACACTAACTCCTCCTCATAATCCCGCCCCGAGTTGATGGGAGCGCACGTCCCGAGGACCTTCGCTGACTTGGGCAAGCGGATCATCTCCGAGTGGAGCGCACCACAGTTGCGCAGCACGCTGAATCGCCGCGCAAATCTCAGGCCCGACTGATACATATCCTCCTCACCCCTCACCCTGTACATCGCACTATACCCCTGCGGCGAGAGGTTCTGCAGTGTCCGCAAGTCAATCCACGAGTTATCCACCTGCTCTACAGGATGCGTCTCATTCTCCCACCTGGGCGGAAACCAGCCCTGCACCTCACCCCAACGGTGAGGACTCGCCAGCGTCATGAATTCAACGGCCTGGACCCTCATAACAGCAAACCGCCCGAGGCGAATTCCTCGGGCGGTGCAGTTCCTAAGTGCCCCTGCATCCGGGGGCGCGGAATGGCATGGCAGGGGGCCGTCCGTTGCCCACCAGGTCTGCCCACCCGGGGCTCCTGCCAAAATTCAAGAGGGGCTTCTATTGCGCCTTCCCCCTCCGGTGGATATGACTGTCCGCGCATTACCGTTTCACGCTGCAAACGCATCAGGCTGTTCTCCTCCTTGCTCCGCACTGAACGCCTTACCAGCGGAAATCCATTTGTTCTTCTTAACCAGGAAGCACACCCACGTCCCACACGCGGGGCATTTAGCCAAGGGATTCTTATTCTTGATCACCACCTCCGGATCGTGAGTCAGCTGCACCCCGCAACACGGCGATTTGCCTCCCGTCACATTCCAGGCGATAGAATCCGCGCAGCTCGGGCAATGACCGGCGAAGAGTTTGAGGTAGCCGCAGTAGCCCTTTTGATCACTATTGACCAGCACCGGAACTACCGCGTTCCCGCAATGGAAACAGAGCGGAACTTGACCTGTCCTGAGTTCGTCGTAGTCAATGGCCACGACCTCCTTCTGCCAGAAGCTGCGAGCTAGAGCAAGCCCTTACTTGGAATAGTTTTCGGTGAAAGCTTCGAGCTCCTTCTCCACCCTGCGGAATTCACCCTTGTAGCCTGCATCGCGCAGGAAGCGTAGATATTCGAAGTCCCGACGGTAGCTGCCGTGCCAACTGAGCAGGTCCTGGTAGCGGTCCTCCTGCGTCGGACTGCGGCCGTCTCGCCCAGCCGCCTTCAGCGCATTGAACTCGGCGGATACCTGCTGAACGGTACGGTTGAAGCCCAGCTTGATCTTCGCGTCACGCTCCTGATCGGGCGCCTTCTGCTGCCGGCCACGCTCCACGTAGCCGTAATCAGTGATGCCACCCAACCCATTGATCACGTTGGGAGTCGCCTCGAAGAGCATCTCGGTGGTGCTGTTGGCATAGACGTTGAACTTGTAGTAAGATGCCCCACCCAACTCGTTCCAGACCCACTTGGCGCGCCGCGATACCGAAGGCATGCTCCAGGCACCCGCCCGCCGCTCGTCCTCGCTCAGGATGTGCCGGCCGCGCCAAGGATCGATCGGATCCTGCCTGGGGATAATCCACGGGATCCGGACCAAGGGGGAGAGGCCTGGCACATCGGTCTGACCAAAGTCAAACGCATCGCTGAAGCCCTGGTCGGGGTTGCCCTCGAAGATCCCTTTGGCGGCGTGATAGGTCAGCCCCGCCAGTAGCCGGCTAGTCTCATCGCGCGGCACCTCGAAGAACATAACGCGCTTACCTGACTTGGTGCTGCCCCCATCAGTGAAGCCCCACGGCAGGATGTTGGCGTTGGTCTTCTTGTGACTCGAGACCCCATCGAAGAGATCCTTGAGCACTGTGCCGAAGAAGTTCGCGCCGGCCGCGGCACTGAGAATCGCCCACAGGCCATCGGTCTTCATAAACCGCCACCACCAACCCGACTTGAGCTTGGGCATAGGATCGGGCGCCACGGTGGTTTCCACATCGATCGCATCATCGGCCGGCGGGAGGCTGGGCGCCTGCGGCCGCGGCGGCCACGGCTTGCCGGCAATCAGCTGCGCATCCTTCGTCCAGCCCTGCATGAACACATTGAAGAAGGGAATGAAGTTGCGGATCATCTCCGTTCCCACTCCCTTGGTGAAAACGTTAGGCGTGCCCTTGTAGTTGCGCACCCGGATGCCGGCGGTCACCGGATCCAGACCGAAGTGCTCAGTCTCAGCGATCCAACCGGCCACCTTTGGCGATAGCTCGACGACGTTGCCCCAGAACTCGACGCGACGATAGAAGGCGGCCAGGTTGCCCATCACCTGGTTCTTGTCAGTCCAGTGCTGCATCGAGTCTTTCTTCATGCCGAAGCGGATCATCTGCTGCTGCACCGTGGGCGCCGGCCGCCACCCGCTGTTGAGAGTCTGCCGGCTGGTGCCGATCGCGTAATTGTCACGCATGGCGCGGATCACCGGATCCGGAATGCCCTCCACTCCATTGATGACATGATCCCAGGCCTCCTTGTAGGCCCGTGCCTGGATCGCCAACGCCTCGGCGTCACTCACCTTGCGCCCCGGCCGCACCGGACCAATACCCGCCGGCGGCCGACTCTCGGCCGTCTCAGTGGGCAGACTGCGCCACGATCGCATGAAATCCTTGGCGCCATTGCGCGGATGAAAGGCGAGGTTGAGCGTGATGTAGCTCTGGTAGATTCCATGGCGGAAAAGCCAATGCATCGCCCCCACAGTTTGGTGCACCATCCGGGACAGGCCTGAGCGCTCCTGTTCGAAGCTGATCGCAATCTCCTCCGCCACCTCCGCGTATGCCCTCTTCCCGTCGACGAGGACCGTGATAATCCCCTTGCCGTCATCAGGCCTGGGCGGGGCAAACCTACCCGGCGCCAGGAACCTACCCTTCTTCCACTTGATCTCTCCCTCCGGAAAGTTCATTCCAAGCATCCGCACCACCGATTGCTTGGCTTCCTGGATCTTGATCAGGTTGATCATCGCCATTGCCTTCACCATCGAGGCCTCGAACACGTTGGCAATCCCATCAAGCGTGCCGATCTGCTGCTGGATCCCCGCCGGCAACGTGTCTCTCAAGTGCTCCAGGCTGGCATAGGTGGCGTAGAAGCCGCGATTGGGGACAACAATATCATCAAACACCTGCTTGGAGATGATGTCCGCCTTCTGCGCTTTGGTCGTCAAAGCGAAGAACATGTCGTAGAAGTTTTTCGCCGCCGAAGCCACGGCCTTGCGCTGGGCAGTGCTCCAGCCGTCCTGCAGCTGATTGATCATCGCCACGGCCGTGTTGGGATCATGCCCGCGATTATTGGCATGCGGCTGGCGATCGCCCAATGCAATGCGCCGCATGTTCAGCCAGATACCAAAGTCCTGCCACGGCACGCCGGCGTCCTCCAGCGGCTTGAGCGTGCCATCAAACATATCCTCCCAGAACGCCGCCGCATCGTTCTCCACCATCGGCAGCTCCTCGAGGATGCGTCGCGGGTCGTGCTCCATCGGAATCACCAGCCCCGCCTTCTCTGCCTTGAACGCCAGGCGCTTGATCGGCCAGTACTGATCCTGCAACACCTGGCGCCAGTTGTTGAAACGTCCGCGCCAGCTGATCCGATTGCGCTGCCGCTGCAGCGAGGCCTGCTCGATGATCAGTGACCCTTCCATCCCATCGGCCTGCAGGTCGGCCAGACGTTGCGCCCCCTTGGATTCCGGCCCCTCCCACATGAGCCGCTGCACCGCCAGGAAGTGCTTCTTGAACTCCGGCTTGTTGTCCAGGAACTTCCAGAACATGTCGAACGCCTCTGGCGACCTGGCTGCAACCTGGTCAGGAGCATTGAGCATCACGCTGAGCATGTCCGCGAAGATCTCCTTGCCGCTGTTGCGATACTTCATGTAGTTGGCCGAGGGCGCATCAGGCAACGGCCGCCACCAGAACGAGAGGTCGCGCAAGCTCGCGTGCACCGTCTTGGCCAACACCAACCCGCGCCGCTTGGCCTCGGCCTCGATCATCTCCGCATACTTCTTCCGCACCGCCGCGCGCCAATGGACCTGCTCGTCAGTGCTCGTCGGTTTCGTCCCCACCTCAGCCTCGGCCGCACGCCGGATCCGCCCACGCTCTTTGGAAGTCAGAATCCGACTCGGCGAGATGGAAGGATCCTTGGGATACATCCCCTGCGATACCTTCAAGACGCCCGCCAGGCGACCCAGGATGTTGCCGTGCGCGAGTGTGTTCAGCGGTAGGAAGTCATGCAGATGTCCAACCTCATGCGCGAACACCTGCGCCGCGTAAACCACGTCGCGGAAGATCTCCGGCGTAATCCGGATCCCGATCTGGCCATCAGCCGATCTCCAAAAGAGGCCATGGCTCTTGGGCAAGCGCCGAACTTCAATCCGCCCGCCACCGTGCTCCATCATCTGCTTGGCAATGCGCAGGATCTCAGGCATCTCCAGGTGCTTCACATACTCCATGCCACCCAGCTTCACCGGAATCTTCGCGTCCCCGTCCTCGATGACGTAGGCCGGGCTCTCAGGCTCCCCGCCATCCTCAGCGAAGCGGTAGACCTCCTGCGTGCCCAGCTGCCCTTCCCACAAGCCCTTGGTTGGAGTAAAGGCCAGCAGATCACTCAACGCCTTATCCTCTGTCGCAACCCGGTTCAGCAGCCCCTTACTCACCGCCACCTCCAGCACCCGCCCAGCCGATCGGCGGTTGCCAGGATAGTACGCATGGACCGCTTCCGCGCCTTGACTCCGCGCCTGCTCCCTGAGTACGTGCCCGAAGTTTTCGCCGGCGATATCCTCCAAGGTCACCCGCCCCACACCTCGCACCCGCTGATAGGCATCGACAAAGACCAACGTCACCCCATTAGGGCCGATCTCACCGAAATCACGCGCCACCCGCGCCACATCCTTGGCCGCTTCAATCCTCGAGCCCAGGTTGCCCTCGTTGCCGATAAGTGGATCCGGTCCCGCCTCAGCCTTAGCCTGCTCCCTCGACCTTTTTAACTCCGAGATCTCCTTGCCATCAGCCAGCCGGTGCATCCGCGCGCCGCCATGCCTGTCGACTACCGAGTAATGACCGTGATTGATCACGACGTGCCCCACAAACCCCGGAGCACTCGCCGCCAGCATGCGCGTAGAGCTCTTGTCGGCATCAGACGCGCGCGCGTCACCGCTGGGATGGTTGTGCACCAGATACCAGCCATCCGCGTCCAGCTCAGCCATCATCCGCTTGAACTGACCCTGGAGCGCCAGCGGGAAACCTGTGGATCCCGGCAGCCTCGAGGTGTTGCCAAGCTGCCCCACGATCAGACCCCGCCGCACCGCCACCGCCCACATTCCCTCCCAGCGCGGATTGCGGGCTGCCTGAGCCACCAACGCGATATCCTGCGTGCCATTAACTACCTTGCCGCGGAAATCAATTCTGCCCGTGTCCACCAACTCACCCGCAATGGCACTCGCCAACATCCTAACCTGCTGCGCCTCCCCCACCGCGTTGGGCTGGATCCACCTCGGCCGCGGTCCCGTCCCCTCAGCCCATAACGTTAAGGCAACCACGTCCTCCACTCCCTCAACGATCGCACGCTGGACCGCACCCCCAGACTTCACTCGCCGCCCACCCTGCAACGCCGCCCTGACCGCTTTGGCGATGGCCGCAAAATGCGCCTTCTCTCTCGCCGGAATAGTGATCGGCTTGTTGCCGCGCGCTTTGGCGGCAGCAAACTGAGCCTCCCGCACAGCCACCACCACCTGGCGACCCAACGACGCCTCCAATCCGTAGATCTCTTTGAGCTCCGGATCCGACAGCTTTCGGGTCTCCGACTCAGTCCCCAACTCCAGGAGCCTGGCGCGATCGACCTCGCGGAATTCAGTGCCGCTCGCCGGCGGTGCCGGAACGCCTTTCCCTTCCTTGGCAGCGCGCGCCACGGCCTGCTGATGCGCCATTGCCCGGATTGGACCCACCCGCGTCTCCTCACCAATGCCCTCCGGATCAGTCGTCACCCGATCAGACTTCTTACTCGGCCCACGCGTCGGCACGTCCACCCGAGTCCCATCAGGCATCCGCACGGCCGCAAACCGCCGACCTGTGCTGTTGCCGTAGCGCTTGATGATCTTCGGCTTGGCCGCTTGAAACTCCTCGAGCGTCATCTCGTGCGCCGGCCTGTCTGCCGGCTTGAGCGCCTCCCGGAATCGCTTCAACCAGGCCCGCTTGTGCTTCACATCCGAAGGAGGGTCGCTCTTGACCACTTTACCGAAGTCCTCCGCCTGCTGGACGGCTTCCTGCCTGGCTTCCTGCTCATTGGGGAAGAATTCCCACGGCGCACCTTGCCCTGCCGCTCCTTCCCCACCCCGGCTGAATCGCAACCGCATTCCAACCTGGCCATCACTGAAATCGACGAGCTCGACCTCAGCTGCCGTTTTGTTCGTCTTCTTCTCCTCAAAGCGAACCATCGCCCGCTTGTTCTCATCTGCCCACTTATAGAAGGCATCCCGTTGCTCCGTCTCCCGCTCAAGGGCCCGGTCGATCTCCGCCTCAGTCATCACCTCAGGCCGGCGACGCCAAGATTCCAGGAGACCCTCTCGCAACGCCACATCAGCTGCCACGGCCGGTTTCGGGGCGACTGTCACGTCTGTCACAGGCGTCACAGCCGGCTCGATTGGCACGATTGGCACGTTTGGCACAGCCTCCGGAGCCGCGCTTTCAGGCGCAGCGGCTGGCTTCTCCGGTGCCAAGGCCTCCGCTTCCATCGCGCGGTCGACCACTGCGAGCTGTTCCTCGATCATCTGGACCATGCCAGGCGTGGCCGGCGAATCAGGTGGAGCATTCTCGAGATAACGGTAGCCGCCTTGAATGCGGGTGAGCGCCGTCACTAGCGGATCATCAGGGTCTGCGCCATCCCGCCGGGTCGCGAGCACCTGGCTAACGTTGGCCGGCGTGATCCTGGCAGAGACGGGCGGCTTGATCGGGACTACAGGCGCCGGCTCAGCTTCCACTGGAACCGGCGCCCGGTCCTCGGCGGGAGGCGGCTTACCCGGTCTGGATGGAACCGGTTCCACCTCCACGTCTATGACTGGTCCTTCAGCCTTAACCGGCGGCTTGGCATTGGGCTGATCATCAGGCAGTTTACCCGGCCTCAGCACTGTCTCGACGTCGAAGACATTGACTCCCTCCTCATTAAAGCGTTTGCGCAAGAGCTGCAGTGAGGCCGACTCGCCCTTGGCAATCTCCTTAAGACCCATCAGCGACATCGCCAGGTTGGATACGATCGCATCCGCTAATGCGTTAGGGTCGTCGGACTCAAGGATGCCCGGCGTTTGAGTTGCCAACAGGAACATGTTGTTGGCTAGTTGCCCGCCGCCGACCTCGAGGGTGCGCCTCACCCAATCCCGTTCCAACGCCGGCGCCCGGTTGAGGATGGCATCGAGCACCGGCTTCTCACCTTTGGCCGCTTGACTCACCACCAGTTTGGTGGCCTGCAGGCGTTTGACGATTGCCTTGGAGACGAGCGCCCGCCCCATCTTATCGACCACCGGCAATCCGACGGCCGCCAGCGCGCCCACTGGACTGAAGTCCCCGCTCTCATCCCAGCCCATGGCGGTGAGGTTGGCGGTCTTATGGCCCATCCCGAAGCGACCCAGCGTGACAGCGGTGGCAATGGTCGGCCACATGTGCACCAGCGCACCGCCACCGACGGCCGCACTGCGGGCAATGCTGCTATCCATGCCGTGAACCATGACCTCGGTAGGCATCTGCCCCCCGGGATCTTCGGCGTAGCTGCGCAGGTTACGCAGCACTCCCTCATCGGTTTCAAAGCCCAGCGCGATCTCACCGACGTCATGATAGGCCGCTTTGAGCACCTTACCACCACGGCTGGCTGCCTGCCCGATCGCACCGAGGGGCCGTTCCTCCGGATTTAAGCGCGTGACACCTAACTGCTTGAGGCGCGCCTGGTAACTCCCTTCCAGGTGCGCTTTGCGGGCCGCGAAGGATTCTTCTGCACCGAACTCACGGTGAAGCTCCCGCAGGTTCTTCTCGTGGACGTCCCTTTCCCGTGCCCAGAGTTTTTGGCGGGTGTCCTCGGCCTGGAAGTGACCATACTCGGCGGCGAACTCCTTATCCTCCTGGAGGAGCGCCGGCTGAGTCTCCCCCAGGAAGAGCGAGAGCTCGCGATCGCTGACACCCGCCACCTCAGTCGGCCGGGTCTCGCGATACCACTGTAGGACATCACTCATTTCGCCTCACGCTGAGCCCGCCATTTCTGAAGATCGCTTACAGCGCCACCTCCACCACCACCCCGCTTCTTAGCCGAGACCGACATGCCAACGGTCGGCAGTTTGCCGTGGCCGAGGCGAGCGGCATTGCGCGCGTCCAGAATTTCTTTGCCCTCATCGATGACGCCGTTGCCGTTGTAGTCGTAGGGGCTCCAATCCACCTGGTCTTCAGAGATCTTGATGACTTTCATCGTCTTGCCATCGTTGACCAGCGCACTGCCCGTGGGGCTGCCGTCCTCCAGGAGGATCTCAGAGGCTTGACCGACCTTCAGCTTCACCTCATTCGCCAAGGCATCCATCGACTGGCCAGCCTCAAGGATCGACTTACCGAAGTAGACGTAGTTGATGCCGGTTTCGGGGTCCTGATAACTGCGCGGCGTGTCCTGGGTGCCACCGGTGGCTGCCGTGACCGCCTTGAGATAGTTATCATGCAGAATCGCGTTGGGATATTTAGCATCAGCACTGGCCACCGATCCACCTGGTGTTGCCGGCGTCGCCGCACCCACCACTGGCCGGCCTTGACCTGGAGTGAAGGCACGCTGGGCTCGAGGCCCTTGCACTGGCCCATCGATCGCCGGCGGTGGCGTCGCGAGGTAGTTCGCCCGGTTAGGACCACTGATGGCCCGCTTGCCATACTCCGTTTGCAGCCGGGGCGGGTATTTGGTCTCGAGATACGAGCGTATCGCGCTCTGCTTGCCCTCGGGCTGACGTGCAACCAGGCCTTCAATCTTAGCCGACCGCTCAGAGGCCCCTGGCCCCGGCCGATCGTAACCGTATAAGGTGCTCGGCAATCCCATGCCAGCCTCAGGCGCCGGCAGCCGACGCGCCGGGTAAGCTGCCTCGATGTCAGGCTGCGGCGCATAGGATCCCTGCGTCTGCGGAGACTGATCGAGGTAGTAAGGAACTTCACCCGCCGGCTGACCTGGCGTGCCCGGCGTGCCCGGCCGGCGCACCTCATCGGCCCACTTCATCATGTCGGTCTGGATCATCCCTTTCTGGTGCAGACCCTTGATCGTGAGCGCCTGGCTCTTGGCCTGGACGAAATCCCATTTCTCCTGCGGCCCTTTGAGGTCCCAGTCTTCCTTGGTGATCTTGCCCAGCATCCACTCGTTCTCTTTGATGATGGAGTTGGCGGCGTTGCCCAGGCTCTTAATCTTCTTGGCCTCTTCCTTGCGAGCTTTGATGGCGCCGGCGGCCTGCGTGATGCCACCCGCGATCGAACTCACAGCGCTATTCAGGTAGCTGGCGAAGATCTCGCCGCTCCTGTCTTGGACTCCAGGATTGTATGGCATGACTATTTCTCCAGGTAATCAGGTCGCTCCGGCTCACGCCATTCGACTTGCTTGCTGACGTTACTGACTTCAACACCCAACTTCGGACACATCATACTGCCAGGCCCATCAGGATCGAAGCAGCGCGTGCAACACGCCCATTGATCCGGGTTGTGACGTTTGTCCTCGAGCTCCTCACCGCTCTCCAGGTCGTACCGGGTCTCCTGCTGCGGCACCTTGAAGCTCTTGGTGTATTCCCAGATGTCCGCGTCGGTCCAGTCTCGCAGCGGGAATGCTCCAGCTGGACCCATGATGTTGGGAACCACATCCGCCTTAAGCGGCACCGGACCCATGCCCGGGTCGACGTCGCTGCTCTTGTGGCCGTGGATCACGACATCCCACGGGTACTGAACGACCCCGCCCAGTGGCCGGCGCAGGAAATCGACCAGGCCACAGAGGAAGGGCTCGACCTTCTTGGACTTCGTTCCCAGGCCGACCGGTTCGTAGAGGTTCTTGGGGATCGCCACGGTGCGCCCATCACAGACGGGGTAGTGATTGACGATCTCGACCGCCTCGCCCGGCTTCTGCAGCGTGATGGCCACCGGCGGCCAGTCATAGACCTTGAGCCCCCACTGCGCCCGGATCTTTTGCATGAAGAGATATTTGTTAGCAAAGTAGGGTTCGCAGTGAGAGACAACCGGCATGCGCGGCAAGAGGTGGCGGCCCTTGAGGATGAAGGCCAACACCATCGAGTCCTTGCCGGCGCTCCACATCAGCACTGGTTTCTTATACGCCTCGAGTACCGCATCGATGATGCGGTTGGTCTTGGCCAGTTTATCGCGAACTGCCATAGCCTTAGAGTCCGATCAGCGCGGAGCCAATCATTGCCCCGCCGGCGATGCCTGCCCCGGTGGTGGCCGCCTTGTTGTTGGCGCTGGCAATGTTCGCGGCTGCCGACGCGTTGAAGTTGCTGTCGAAGATATCGTTGACGTTGATGTTGCTTCCGTAGAGCGAGGGCCCCGGCCGTTGACTCTGCGCATTGCCCGTCAGCGCGTTGCCCTGCGTCAGGTTGATGCCAGGTCTGTTGAGAATCGCCTGGTAGGGATCGTTGGCCGTGTGGGCATTGTAGCCCACCACCTGGCCGGCGAAAGCGCGCCGGCGATCGCGCAGGTCCTCACCGTAAAGCGTGTTGGCAACCGCTTCCTCCGCCAGGTCGCTCTTGCCGTAGCCAAAACCACGACTGGCCTGTGCAGACCTGACACTCTCGTTGATGGCCCGCCGTGTCCGGGGATCCACATAGGCGCCCCGCTCCATCCCCTCGCGAGCATCCTCGTTGAGGAGCTCGAGCAATTCATACTGGTCAGGGTTGGCCCGCTTCATGGCCTCGGTGGCGCGCGGGCCCAACCGCTCGACATCGGCGATATCGGATTCCCGCTGCCGGCTGAAGGATTGGGCGGTCACCCGATCGCTGGCCGGGAAGATGTCGGTTTCCATCATCTCGAGCAAGCCGCGCTGGGCTTCGGTGTTGATGGTCTTGGTCTCCTTGCTGCGCTGCACGTAAGGCTCCCAGAGATTCTGGACCGGCCCGCCTGGCCTGGGGCGAGCGAAACGATCCTTGAGCGGCACCTCCTCGCGCCACTCGCCGGTGGAGAGGTTGCGATAGCCCGCAGTCGAGGTCTCATACTCGAACTCGCGCTCGCCGGCGTCCACACCCAGGAGGTAGTCCTCGATGTCCTTGAGGTCTAGCCGGGTGTATTCAGGGCGGTAGGCTTCCTCGCCCGCCAGCACCGCCGGCTGAATCTCGTCGCGCGCCTCGAATTCACTGCGCAGCTCCTGCCCAGGATCCCGCGCTGCCGGTGATTTGGAGCCACTCTCGAAACAGGGCAACCCCATCCGGATCACATCGCCGATTCGCGGTGCCTCAAAGCCTTCTGGTTGGTCAATGTGCATAACGTGAGTCCCATCTAAACATGGTTTGGTCGGAGAGTTCCACCAGTTTGGCGTGGCGGATCATGAAAAGTTTGAGCTGAGTCCAATTCGGGAACATGTCGCAGTACTCCTGCCAGACCCGCCCCAGCTGATTGCCGCGGCAGACCACTTCAGCCACGTAGAAGCTGTCCCCCTCCGGATTGGTCGGCTCCCAGGTGAACGGGATGTTGATGAACTGCGGCCGGCGCAACACGCTCTCATTGGCCTGCCACCCCACCGCCACCGCCTGGACTTGATCCCCCTCTGCGACCACCAGCAAGGTGCGCTGCTGGTCGTGGTGCGTGAGATACTCCTGGATCCGGATTGCCGTCCAGTTGCGGTAACACTTGGGCGGCCCGTAAGCCTTGAGAAACGCTACCAGTTGATCGATATGCACTTTCACAGCATCAGTCGGAAACCAGTCACCAGCAAAGTCAACAGATCCGTCGTCTCAGCCTGGACCCAGATGTTATGGTCGTAGAGCGGTTGTTCGATCGTGGTCTCCGCGTAGAAACCATCGTGCAACAGCCCCGAGGTGGCGGTGTGCAGGTAGCGCTCACCGTAGGCCACCCCGCCCGTGACATGCGCCGCCACTTTCTGCCCGGTATCAGTGCTCGCCGAAGGCCCACCAATGATCCAGCAGCTCTGTGCCGCCGGCGGCGGTGGCACGGCCGCCTCGAAGGCCGTCTGTTCGGCGCCGGCCAGCTGCGCCCAGGCCGCCACGCCGGCGCGAGCGGTGAAGATCGCCACCTGATCGCGCATCACCCAGGCGCCGACCTGGGTGAAGGTCTCGATGAAGCCGGTACCCGAATCGTAACGCACCGCGCTCACCATGGCCCAGTGTGTGAAACCCGCCGGCAGGGTCGGCGCTGTGCGGGAGGAAGAGATCAAGCCATGCAGTTCCCGGTTGAATTCGTTGCCGATCAGGAACAGGTAGTACCAGCCCGAGGCGCTCATGACTGCGGCGTCCATCCCGCCCAAGCCGACAATGGCGCCATCGAAAGCGATGGACTGGGGGCCGTAGATGATGATCTCACCATTGGCGTCAGTGAGCACGATCGCATCGCAGGTGAGCGAGCAGGTCTCGGCGGCCGAGGGGATGGCCGTCGTCTGCACCCGCAAGTTATCAACCTGCGCGAGCCCGACCGGTTTAAGAACCAGATCGGGATGACTCAACGGAAATACGTTTCGATTACCCATTGATATTGTATCCCAGGATTTTGAGGGTGGCGGCAGCCTTGTCGAGGTGACGCAAGCCGAACCCAGCTTGATGGATTGACACTGCGGGTCCGCTTTGCCCGCCGACCTGGCCGTCGTAAATGGCCGCCCCACCACCGCGCGCCTGGACCACCTCCACCCGTTCGCGCGGCACGATGCCATCGGTGACCGTGCGGTTGGTGATGCGGATGCCTACATCCGCGCTGGCGCTGTTGCCGCTGAGATGGAACACCATCGATCGACCCACCGGCGGCGGCGCCACCAGGGGCGCCAGGTCTGTCAAATGATCAGTGGGAGTCTCCGTCTCGATGTAGGGGCTGTCCCCCTCGTAGAGGTAGACCGGCGGAATCATCACATGATCCTCCCGCTGCAGGAAGGAGTTGAAGAACCCCGTAGAGGAATTGTAGTAGGCCGCACCCAGCAGGCAGACGCACTCGAACCCAGCCATGCCCTCGGCGGCCGAGTCAGTACTGACAAATCCCGAGATGGCCGGGCTGTTGGGATCGGCCGCCGCGTAGATGTAATACCAGGTGTCATCGCTCAGGTCGCCTTCCCGTCGACCGCCCACGCCTGGCTTGTCCGCGTCCAACGTGATCGTGCCCGTGTCGCGCCGGTGAATCACGCTCGGCCCCACCAAGACCAGCTCATCGGCGCTGAAGGCGATCGTCTTGTCCGCGGCCGGCAGGGCGCCGGTCTGCATCTGCAGATTGCGGAAGCGTCGGCCGCCGTTGATGAGTGGCAGCTTGCGCTCAGGCTGGCTGAACCCGTAGGGCCCGCGGGAATGGCTCTGGTCACCCGTCCCGATCATATCCAGAATCCTTTCACCCTGATGTTGTACTCGCTGCTGCCATCGATGTGAGCCTTGACGTAGATGTTGTCCGCGACCACCGGCATATCAACCTGGTGCATCCAATTGAACCCCTCGAACTCATCCGGCGCCGCGCTGACGGCGTTCATGCCCACCATCTGCACCCCCACCGGCGTGCTGGCGCTGTGGTATTCGGGCGCTACCGACCAGTGACCATCCAAGTTGCCCTTGCGACCCAGCCACAAGCGCACCGCCTTGGCCACCGGCACCGGCGGCACCAAGGTCCCATACTGCACCAAGGGCGAAGCTGCCAAGACCGCCCACGCCAAGCCAGACGTGCCAGTGCCGCCAGTGTACAGCTCTTCGAGCGTCTTTAACCGGTTGTGGAAGATGAAATTGTTCTTCTGATAGAAGCATTCAACGAACCCATCGATGGTGATGCTCCAAGGCGTCCGCACCGCGCTGCAGCGACACTTGAACACGAAGCCCGCCGGCATGGGCGGATCTTCGTATTGAGTGCTCAGGAACGCCTCCACCTCTTCGCCCGACTCATCACACACCACCCAGAGATAATACCAGTTGCGGTGAATCACCCCCACCGTTTCAATCACACCACCCAGGCCCTGGATCTGGCAGTCGATCTGCAGGAAATCAGTCTGCTCACCCGAGGCGCCGATCGTGCGGCGCCGGTACTGGCCCGAGCCGACGTCCTTGACCTCCCGCACGCGCCCCAGGTCATCAGTCAAGAGCATGCGATCGGCCCACAAGCGAATGTATTGAGAGGGGCTATTGCTGCCGGTGACCGTGGTGTTGGCGTAGACAGAGAGATTCTCCCAACGCTGCAGGCCAATGGCCGGCCGCGTTCGTTCCGGATTACCGCAGCTGAACGTGCCCAGGTTCACAGTGTGCTGTAGTGGAGGATGCCGGCGATCGACTCGGCGATACTGTTGCCGATCCAAACGCCCTTGAGTTCGTTGCCAAAACGCAACGGCTTATCCAGGTTGATCACCACACTCTTACCCGCCCATGGCGAGGGCAGGGACCTGGCAGGGACCTGGACCACTTCCAAGAGTCGATAGACCGATGAATCCACTGCCGGCCCTTTGACCTCGAGCCAGATGGCAATATCGCTGCCGGTGGTTTCGGCGGTGGCTTGGAAGTGGATCCACCACAACGTTCCGATCAGATCGCTGAACGCCCCTAACTGCACCGTATTGACACCCGGGGAAGCCAATGATCCCTGGCGCGGCAGCGTCATGATCTGACTGGCGAACTTGCTGGTGACGTCGAATGTCGGTTTATCAGCCATTAGAAATCACCTCCGCTGCAGACCGCATGCAGCGCCTCCGCCGCGTTGCGCGTGACCCAGATCTCCCAGCTGGCCTCGAGGTTGATCGGGCGCTGCGGTGTAACGTTAGCGGCAAAGGCGCTCCAGGGAGCGACTCCCGAGGCAATGGCGACGACAGGCACAAGCACCTCCTCCCAGTAGATGTAGGCGGTGTTGCCGGCGTCGTAGACGAAGATGCCCGCCCAGCCCGCTGTCGTGGTGACAACGCTCTGCAGGTGGATCCAGGTGATGATCGCACCGCTGGCGCCGGCGGTGAAGATTTTCACTCCGGCACCCACCGGGGTGGCGCGACTGGTTTCCGCGCCCGGGGTGATGCCTTGCCCGCTGCGGGGTGTGGCTGCAAATGCTGGTGTACTGGCCATAGCTTTCCTTAGAAGAAGTTGCGGTTGTTGTAAAGATTGGAGGAAGTTTGTGCGCCGGTGGGCTGACTCCAGTTACCCGTGGCATCGAGGAACCCGGTCTCTCCCGCACCAGGTGCAGGGACACCACCGGTCGTCCCGGCCGCCGCGCCAGCGCCAGTGAAGGCTTCAATGAATTCTTGGCCGACGATGCCATCGATCCACTTGCCAGAGGCACTGTCATAGACGAAGGGCGCCTTGTCGTCGGGCGCAGTGATGTTGGTGTCATCGATCTGCGACATGTTCACCGTCACCACCACTGTCGGAGTGGCCGTCAGATTGAGCTTGGAGGCGTCAATCGGATCCTCTGTTTCCGCCCAGGTTTTCGCCGCTGTGACTAAAACTGTTGCTGCCATTATGTTTCCCTTCCCGCAGGACTGATACGCGCCTTGCCCTCGTAATGCAATCCCATCACGCGGATCCGGCCCCGTTTGTTAGTGACTTTGACCAGAACATTTCGCCCATACTCCCGAATCTTGATAGTGTCCCGCACTTCCTGATGCAACGAGTAATCCAGACCGTTGGCCCCCATCAAGAGCGAGGCCGAACCCTCGGCGCCACCCAGCAGCAACGCATAGTCTTCGCGGTGTGCCTGGCCGTGATCGTCGTTGGTGTTGAGCGGATCCCAATCGGCCGCGTCGAAGGGCCGCGTATAAGCCACGCGGCTGCGGGTGCGGTCGGTGACCACTTCGGTGGCCTCCCCGACTCCCGGGGTAATGATGGAGACGCTGTATTTAGGCCACCAGGTCTCCATGTCCAGCCCGACCCACTCAGCCCGCTGCAGCACCTGGGCGTAGGCCGAGGGCATGCCGCGGAAAGTCACCTCACACTCAATGGGCTGCTGACTCACTTCAGTCACCCGCAGCCAGGAGGTATCCACCCCTCCAAGCGTTATCTTGGGCAACACCCCATTAGACCCATAGAATCTGACGCCGTTGGCCAAGGGGACAGAGCGGACATTGGAGAGCACCCATGGATTGGTCTGCTGCTGGTTCCACCCGTAACTGCCTTGCACCGGACTCCCCCACGCCCACCGCGCCGCCTCTGCCTGAGATGCCCCCAGATGCCACTGGTTCACCCCGTTCCCGGCCGCAACTACGGTGGTCACCAACGCACTGCCAACCCCAGGCGTGATGGTGGTGTTGGTCACCGGCGTAGCAATAATCTCAAGGTCGGCGTAAGGCTCGGAGATTTCATCTTCGTAGCCGTCTTCGTAGAGCCAGATGTAGCCTTCCGGATTGATGACGAAGAGCCGCCGTCGCCCCTTGTAAGTCAAGATCACAAACTCCACGACCTCCACGCCCACCGACTGATCGTGCCCGGCCCATTTCTTGGTCAACAGATCGTAGACCAGGATGGCATTGTTCACGCCAATGAACACTCGCCGCAAACTGCCCTGCAAGGTTGTCAGAAAGGGCGTCCCGCCGGCGGCCGCCCGGATGGTGCAGTTTTCCTGCGTCGCCACAAACGTTCCCGCCACCGTCAAGGTGCCGGATCCGAAGTTAATGCTCTGATCCGGACTGCCACTGGATCCAGCAACCAGCGGTTCCCAGCGATAGGAGGCACCCACCACCAGGCCTCGCACCAGCGCATCCATACTGGCGTCAGTTGTGCGATGGGCCGCGAGCTCATCGCGGAACACCTCGGCGCTATCCAGCGGCACGGCCAGGTAATACTTGGAGTCGTGCAGAACGGCCCGCGCGCCGCTCGCATGGGTCCAGTTGATGTGATCGATGAGTGGCTTGATTTCATCACTGACCGGCACCCGACTGACCTGGAGCTTGTTCAGATCGGTCTGCCGCACCGCCATGATCCCCCAGTCAGTGAGGCCCCACAGTTCGTTGCCGACCTGGGCCACGCTCCGCTGGGCGACCAACCCGAACTCGCGGGTGAGAGTATCCTGCTGCATGGCGCTCAGGTCGCCATAGATATTGAGCACCGCGGAGATGCTGTGGTCTTTCCAGCACACAACCGTCACGTCATTGAATTTGTCGACGCTAACCAGCTTATCAGCACTGCCCTGGTTGATGCGGAACTCGCGGTGGACCGGCACGTAGCGGGTGTAGTCGCCCTCATCGGAAGCAATAACTTCATCGGCATCGTTGGGGATCAAGAGCCTGTTCTGGAAGAACAGACCATACTTCCCATTGGGGATGATGTTGGTGCCGTTGTCATCGATGCGGATGTCATCTCCGGTGGCGGCGCGCGCCGGCACGGGATCGGTTTCATCATCGTCGGAATTCTCCTCCACCAGGTCGGCATCGATGGTGTAAGTGAAGACGTAGTCGCTGACCTTGGTGATAACGAAATCACCGTTGTAGGCGACCTGGTCGCACCCGCCGATTTCCACGCGGTTACTGGTGAGCCGGCGATGCTTGGCCGAGGTGGTGACCGTCACCAGAATCTCTGTGTCACCGACCTCCTTGACCGCCCGGGTGATGGCAACGGTGGTCTGGACCACCTCTTCGAAGATGCCAGTGATGGAGGTCAGGCGCAGCGGCGTGCGTTCGGTGCCATCCTCGCTGCGGAACATCAGGAGCACATCGAAGCACTGCACAAACCTGACCGGGTAGGTGATGGAGACCCCATCGGGCAGCGGGATGGAGACCGCCCCGGAATTTTCTTGCGTGAAGTAGACCGCCCCATCGGCGGCAATAATGCCGTAGGCCTGCAGCAGCACCGGATCGCTGAACTCGCCGGCGCCGTAGATGGTGCCCCACGGCTGCACGTCGCCGGCAACGGTCTTGTTGACCCACGGCGGTTTGACGGTGCCCCGTCGGGTTTCGGGCACGCCCTCGGTGAAGCGCATGTTGATGGCGGATACCGCCAGGCCAGGCGGGAGCGTATGCGGCTCCGAGCGCATGGAGACCCCCAGCAAACCCAGCTCGACATCCCCCACCGCGGGCTGGGCGACGTCTTGCTTGGCGCGACTGCGCTGTCTTGGTCGGCGATTAGCCATCAGCAATCAAGGGCATGATCAGGCCCAAGAGTTTTGGATCCATTTCGTTCTCATCGAGGTTGAGCATCTCGAGCGTGAACGTGTATGGCTCGAACTCGACCTCCTCCTCGAGGACCTCGTTGAATTCCTTCTGGAAGGCCGGCACCCGCTCATCACCTGGCTTGATCTCACCGTCCTCACCGAAGTGGTCGGCCCAGATGGTTTTGCGCGCCTCCTCCACGGGCTTCATGAGGCTTCGCAGCCTGGCGAAATTGCGCGCCAGGCCATAGACGGCCTTGGGTGCGCTCTTGAGTTTGCCAATCTGATTGATGGCGCCCAACAATTCTTGAACCTCGAGTAATTTCATAGTGGTGTCCGACCCAGTTCGCTATCGACGGCCGCGCGTTTGGCGGCATTGCCATCCCGGTAGGCCCGCCCAACCTCATCCGCGTTGGCCTCGTGCCATTGCCTCACGTAATCGGCGACGGCCCTCGTGAGCGCCTCTTCGAGGTACTGTTGCTCAGTGATCAGCTGCCCCGGTGGCTTACGCCAGTTCCTTAGCTCAGTGACGTAGCGGATTCCCTCCGCGCGATCGCCCACCGAATCGTCGATTGTGATTCTTCTAAGTGCCATAACTTTTAGACCGCAAAGGCCGCGGCGCTGATGTTGATATATTCGATCGTGAGGTTGTTGGTGCCAGTCGCGTTGCGCACCTCCACCACGATATCATCGGTGTTGGAGACGGACGCGAGGCAACACAGGCCCGCGTTGCCCACGTCCGCGCCGGTGCCCACCAATCGAGTCACCTCGCTGGAGGTGACTCCAACGCCATTGACCGCGATTCGCATGTGGACCAGCTGGTTGTTGGATGCGCATGTGAAAGAGAGGCTCGCATTGACCAGCACTGTCTTGACGTCGGCGCCATCATAGGCCAGCCGGTTGCTGGTCTTCACGAAGTTCACCTCGCGGCCGCCGAGTGTGATGTTGGCGCTTTCCACCACATACCAGACGGCGGTGGAGGCGACGGTGATGGCGAGGGAGCTGGCGAGGTAAACCTCACCCAGGTCAGTCGGGCCCAGCACCTGGGAGTTGAGGGTGAGCACACCCCCGTCGGTCAGCTTCATCAGCTGAGTGCCGGCGCCGGCCGACAACGAGTTGTGCGCCCACTCGAAGAACTTACCGCTGGCGTTGTTATCGCTGTCGATGTGCCAGTAGATGTTGCCCTCGGCCAGGAGCATCACCCACTCCTGCACTGGAGAGAGGCGCAAGGCCGTGCCGGCGGTGGCATCGCCAAAGGCCATGTCGCGCTTGGTGCCCGTGCCGCCCGCCTCACTCGCGAGGGTCCAGCGATTGGACGCCACCCCGATTGCGAGCCGCTCGTAATTGGTGTGGCTGCCGGCGACGCCGTCCGTCGTCTTGTAGACCCGCAACTCCTGGGTGGTCGTTAAGTTACTCTGCTCGAGGATGCCGGCGGCGCCTCGATAGAGCCTAAGATCAACCGACCCGACGGCGCCACTGCTCCAACCCAGTGAATAGGCCGAGTCCATGTGCAGGGTGGCATCATCCACCCGGACTTTCGCCGACCCGAAGTAGCAGAGGTCGACCGCGAGAAATCCCGCAATAACCGAATCAAAGCCACCAGCAGACAGGACAGTATTCACCCCTGTCTGATACATCCCATAAGTTGCCGCAGTGGAGAACTGATAGGCAGGCGCGCCAGCCGAACCTACAGCCGAGGTGTAGTAGGTGGTGGCCTGGCCGATGGAGGCGATGAAGTTACCGTACCCCGAATCATCCGCCAGACGGATCAAGACCGAGGTCCCCGAGCGTTTGAGTGCCGGGAAACTGGAGGTGACACCGCCGAAGCTGAGCAGGCCAGCCTCATCGAGGCGCATCAGTTCGGTGCCCCCACCGATGGTGGCCGTGTCCGTTGCCCACCGGAAATATTGCGTCGCCGAATCGGCATCGGCGTCGATCATGAAGTGCATCAGGCTATCGGCCTGCAGGGCGACTGTTGGAGCAACGATCGCACCGTCCTTGCGCACGCCCCACAGCAGGCTGGCCCCGACCTGGATATCCACCATGAGACTCTCGACGTCGCTGGCGTTGTCAGTGACGTCGAGCTTCAACAGTGAGAACGCCACCCCGGCGTTATTCATCGTGATCGTCCCCTCGAGGATGGCGACATCGGTAGCCGCGACGCCGCCATTCAATCCCAAGCAGCCATTGGGCGAGTTAGTGCCGATGCCCAGTCGGTTGTTGGTGTTGTCCCAGAATAATTGTGCGGGATCCTCTGCCAGCAGGCCGCCGTCGACGAAGAGTACCGCCCCATCGGTGGCGCCGGTGACTGGCAGCCCGATGCTGATGGCGCTGCCGTGACCCTCGAGCAGCCAATCCGCTACCACCAGTGTGCCCACCGATTCCCAGCGCGCTTTGGTGGCGGTATTGACCCAGAGCTGGCCGACTTCAGTCGGCGCTGCAGTGGGGTCGACTACGGCTTCGATGACGTGGAGTGACATGATTATTTCCAGAGCACATGCCCGTCGGAGTGGACCAGGACATCGTTGCCGTTGGTGAGGATGCGATCAAGCATGTCGATATCGCTCAGGTCACCGGAGGGGTGAGTGTGAGCCGTGGGCGTGCGGGCATTACTCATTCGCACGTCATCACTGGTAACAAGCTTCTCCTTCACGATAAGCCGCTTGAAATTCTTCCATGTGATGACGGCGAAATCCAGAATCATGCCGGGTAAGGTTCTCCTGGTTTTTTGTCGTAGACGGAGACGCCGCCTTCAAACGCCTGGATCGCTTTGCCCAGGCGCATGCGGGCGTCCTCGAGGTGACGGTAGGAGAGCATGATGTTGGCCCTCATCTCGCCGTGATCCTGTTCGGCCACATCCCGTTCGAACACGGAATGCTTCATGAGCCCCTTGACCTTTTTGGATTCGGCCAGGAGCGCGCCCCGGAGGACGTTTGCGTCGGTTTTGAATTGTTGATCTATCGCCATAACTTCCTATTCTTCGGTTGGTTCTTCGGCCGGCGCGGTCAACTTGAAGTCAACTTCGTAGCCGAATATGGTTTGTTTCATCGTCACTCCCTTTTTCAAGGTGGAGCAACCCAGTAGTGGTAGCACGCAGAGCGCGCATAGGATTATCTTAAGGTTCTTCATGAGCAAGTTGCATTTTGACCGCGAGCATCACGTCGCGGAATTCCTTCATCACCGTCATCATCTGATCCGACACGGCGTGGCAGGAATCGATACGCCGTTGTTCCACCATTTCGTAGTGCGTCTGCATGGTCCGCATCTGCAGATGACTCATCCAAAACATTGCCAACAACGCCACCCCTACCGGGCACGCCCGCGCCAGTTCGAGTATCAATTTTCCCTTATCCATCACCTTCTCACCCCTACATTCGGGCGCCCCTGATGGCCCTTTTGTTGTCGCATCCTGAAGACCTTCCGAGTCAGGGCCTGGTTACCCAGGTACTCTTCACCGACGGCGTCGTCGGACTGATCTTGCGAGGCCAAAGTATCCGCTGCGGTGAGTCGCACCATGGCGATCTCGAAATGTTGATAGAGATTTACGACCGTGAACTTGGCGGTGTCGGTGGGCAGCTCGGTGGTGGCGGCCGCGATGCAGTTGTAGAACTGACCGGTAGCGGCGTAGTAGACCTGGTCGCCGATCGCGTAGGGCCCAGGCGTGACCCAGACAGCGCCGAAGAGGCGCGGGGGAGTCACATACCATTCCAGCCAGACGAAGAGCACATCCTTGAAGACATGCAGGCCCAGGCTGCTTTCGCTTTTGGCCAGGGCCGCCGCTCGGAAACCTTGCCGCGGATCCTTGTCCCAGACCTCGACGCCGTCTTGCCAGGTGGTTTTGCCGGACTGGACGAAGGGAACGTAACGGAGGAAGACAGTCAACTGACCCCATTTAGTGATGTCGGTGGGCAAATCCCCGGTGGTGGCGGTGTGGCAGACCCAGAAGAGTTCGTTGTAGAGCACCACATTGCCCTGCACGTAGGCAACCGAGCTGTCCCAGGCGTCGCCCTCGTAGCTCTCGGCCGCGGCGGCCCAGTAATCCTCATTTGTGCTGGCCGGACTGCCACTGGCTGGGCTTTCGAAGGAATCGGCATGGGCGCGGATGCACTGGTAGTAACCGCGGGTGACTGGGTAGTAGACCTCGTCGCCCACGGCGTAGGCGTTGTCGCCGACACCAATCCAGTCGTCGCGGAAGAATCTTTTCTCGGTGACCCGGGTGACATCCCAGAGCTCGTGTTCGTAGCACTCCTCGATTCTGCGACTGAGGAAGTCTCGGATCTTGCGGAAATCCTCTCCGCTGAGCGCGTCCTTATCCAGCTTGGCGATATCGGCTACGCCATCCTGGATGCGTTTGTAGGTAACTGTTTCAGCGGCCATTTCATGCGTATTTCTTGGTGAACTTCACTGTGCCCGCAGGTGCGCGAGGCACGGACAGACTCCAACCGGAGTTGACTTCAGTGGTCCAGCCGCTGGTGGGCTTGGTGGGGCCGGCCTTGATGGCCAGTTGCGGGTTCTTGGTCTCCCAGCTCCGCTTGAAACTCTCATCATTCCAGCAATCGTAGGTACCCTCTTTGCGGGCCAGCTCGTGATAGCTGAAGGCCGGAATGCTGAACCTGGGTCGACCCAGGTTCTCGATCGATCGACGATCACCGGCCATCTCGGAGCAGGCCTTCATCGACTCCTGCATCTCACGCTCGGCGTTGAGCACCTTTCGCGCGTGCCGCTCATTGAGGAGGGCATCGACGAGCTCCTCCGGCAGATCGCTGACGTCGTAGATCATAATGAAAACTCACTCCCCCAGCGGGAACAGTAACCCGCCAGGGGATGAGATGGCGCTTAGGCCCTGAACAGGTCGTTGATGTTGACCATGTCAGCGAAGACAATCACTTCCCCGGCCGTGAGCTGAGCGCAGGTGCCACCCGTGAGGGTGTATTCCACGATCATAAGGTTGGCAGTGGTGAACAGATCCGGCGCTGTTTCATCCCACAACACGTAAGTGTCGCCAGCGGCGAACAGATCCCAGTTGAGGGCAGTGATGTACTTCTCCAGGGTGCCAGTGACACCGATTTGGCCGGTGGCCGCGGTCAGCGGACCCGCCCCCGCCAAGGCGGTGATAGTCTTAACCAACACCTCCCGCACGACCGCCCCAGCCGGGATGGTCAGCAGGTTTTCGCCAGTGCCGCTGGTGAACCCTTGCAGATCCTCCAGGTAATGACGTGCCTGATAGTTGTACTTCCCCAACGCGGCTTCGCCGGTCGCCAGGAATTGAGCTCGAGTAGACATATTTTTTTCTTTCGTTTGTTGTTACGTCGATGTCGGCGAGCCGGCTTAGCTGGTGCCGTGGAATTTCCCGCCTCGCAGCGGGTTGAGATACTTCAGCGCCAGGATGGCGTCGACGTAGGCGCGCGGTCCACCACCCCGATCCTCGAGGCGTCGCACGCGCGGCAGGCGGTAGTAGCACAGCCGGCACATCGACATCGGCAGGAGGTAGCCGCGGTAGACACCGTCGTCCCCGTCGGTGTCCAGCAGGAGGCTGGGGATGACATGGACGGTGTTGAAGTCCCCTTCGTAGACCGTGATGCAGCTGGTGACCTTCTTTTCGGAGATGTTCTGGTTGAACGCCCGAATGCTGCGGAAGGTGTTGGCGTCCGGCGTCGCAAGCTGCGCGCGGGTGAAGTTGGTGATGGTTTCCTTCATCGTGGTGCCACAGATCAAGGTCATCGACTCCATCTTGCCGTGCTCGGTGTAGACGCTCTTGAGCACCGGCCGGAAGTGGCCATCCTCAGTGAAGGTGGCCGACGCCTCATCCTCGAGGCTCGCGGCCGGCGTCAGGTAGGCCGCAGGCACCGGCAGCGTGGTTTGCGCCGAGCTGTTGAGCCAATCGCCCAGACCGCGCAGCTTGTAAGGGGTGTTCTTGTCCACCTCCGCCACGGTGACGTTGTCGCCACAGAGCGCGCCCTCGATGTCACGACCGATCTCCTCGAGCTTCTTGGAGAGCGCGCGCGCCAGTTCCGATGGGGCCCCGGCGACAGTGCTGACATGTTCGGCTTCATCGCCGACCATGGCGGTGCGCCTGAATTTCTGTGCATAGACCGACAGGAGCCGGCGGTCTTTGGCCGCGTTCTCGAAGTTCTCGACATCGACGCCATCGGCGACCCCGGAGGTGTTTGGCGCGTCGAACTTGTCGGCTTGCCAATCGAGGCGCATGTTTTTGACGCGCGCCTTCTCCTTGGGCACCATGGCACTGAAAGGCCGATCCTTTTCGTCCGCGGTGGTGATGGTGTCGGCGAGAGCCTCTCGCTTACCCACCTGGTTGGGTTCAATTAGTGCTGGCATAACTTTTCTTTGGTTTGTCGCTCTTGTTAGAGCAGTGACTCAACCAGCGTTGCCCTTGCGTCCTCATCTCCGGCGGCGATTTTCCCCTGCAGGATGTCAAGGTTGACTCCCTTGACTTTGGCGGTTTGCGCGGCGCGCGGCTGACCTGGCAGTCGAGCTGGCAGTTTGGCTGCCCGCTTCGGTTTGCCGGGCACTGTCCGCGTCCTGATTCCCTTTCTGGCTCGGCGGCCCATGACCGCGTCACAGATATGGAAGAGGGCGTCAGGCATCTGCCGCAACTCCGCTGGAGCACTTGCCATGAGTTCGGATGCTTCCTTGAACTCGGGCGACTTCTTATCCGCCAGCCAGGGATAGACCTTCAGCGCTTTTGCCCGGTTGGCAGTGCGCAGATGGGCACCCCGTTCGGCCATGCGATCCTGGTGGGCGTCCAGGCGGTTTTGGGTTCGGTCCACCTCGCGGTCCGAACGTTTCTCCACCCGGGTGAGCCAGTTTTTGAGGCCGGCCTCATCCACAGTCGCTTTGGCTTCGGCTTTGATCTCGGCTATGACCGCATCGGGCTCATCCTCGTAGCGAGCGAGCCATTCATTTGCCCGAGTATTCCAGCCCTGGTGATACTCCAGTTGCTTTTGCAGTTGGGGGCCGCGTGTGTCGGCCTCTGCTAATTCGGGTTCGACATCTTCGCCCACCGCCGCTTGTTCACCTTCCTCCCCCTCTTGTTCACCATCAGACGAGGATTCATCGTCATCCTCGTCATCCTGTTCACCATCAGGGTCGGTTTGTTCACTGTCGGCCGATTTCTTGTCAGCCAACTGAGCTTTGAGCGTGGCGTTTTCATCCCGCAGCTTGATGATCCTGGCCTGCTTACGTTGCACGGCCCGGTCCATGTCGGCTTGCGTGATTGTCGAATCCGGATCGGCGGCAGCCTCGCCCGCGTCCCCATCATCATCGTCATCGGTATGAGAAAGATCAGACCCCGCTGAATCATCATCGGTTAATTTCCCCTCTTCCCCCCCCTCATCCGAGGGTGCAGGTCCAAGAAGATCGTCGATCGTTCCTGCTATGTCGTCCGCGGTTTCCAAAGGGGCGGTTTCCGCTGCCGCCGTAGTCGTTCCAGGCATAATTCCGTGCTTCAACCCTGCACGTTCGGTTTCCGCATCTGATTGAAGCTGTCCTTTTCAGCTCAGGGCTCAGAAACAGAGAAGCCCGCGTTCGGTGTTCAAGAACGCGGGCAATCGAAATCCTTTCAAGGATTTCTGGCTTAGGCGGGCTTAGGCGGGCTTAAAAGGTAAGGTCAGACAGCGGGATGCTGCTGAGGAGGAGGGGTGCGATTGATCTCTTTTGTGCGATCGCCGGGGACATCAGTGGAGTCGAGCAGGGCTTTGAAGTGATCTTTGGCGTCCTTGGACATGGCCAACCGACCGGCCTGGTAGTGGCGTCCCTCGGTGCCGACGCCAGGCAGCGCGCTGCCGTCGCTTTCGAGCGCCTCTTTCTGTTCCATGGTCAGGAGCAGCGCTTCCCGTTGCGGCCGGGAAAGACTGGTCATATGCATAGTGCGTTCGGTTTCGGTCATGGCTGGGGCTTATTCTGGTTCACACCGATTCGGCCCACGCGCTTATTGTCCTGCTGAGCCACTGCCAGGTTGATATTCTTGAAGTAGTCCGCAATGAGCTGGCTGAACTTCGCGTCGACGCCCTGGCCAGGCTGGCCGCCCTGGTTGGATTGTTCCTCGCGTTTGGCCTGTTCCACCTGGTTGGCGGCTTCGGGGCCGAAGATCTCACCAATGACCTTGGAGTCGAGCACCTGGATGTATTGATCGTTGGCTGCGAGAATCTCCTTGGCAAACCGCTGCCGGCCGCGTGCGGTGGCGTCGTTGGACGCGTCGGGCAGTTTGGCTGGGTTGCCCATTTTCATGCCCATGATATCGCTGGAGACTTCCCGGCGCAGCTTGTCGCTGGCGCTGCCCGTGTTCATCACCAGCTGCTTGGCCAGGTGCGGATCGATCATGCGCGCCTTGGCAATCGTCAAGGCACTGCGATCGATGACGCCCCCTTCATCCTCGGGTAGCAGTTCGCTGTAGGCCGCCAGTTTGGCCGTCATCAGGTCGGGCTGCAGTTGGGCGACGTCGAAGCGGAGCACAAAATCGTATTCGCCACCAATCTCGGCCACGTTATCGACCGCGGCCGGCCGGGTGCCGGTGACGCGCTCGATCTGGTCAGGGGAGAAGCGCAAGCAGAGCTGCCAGGCCTGCTGAAACGCCTCGCTCCAGCAGACCAGGAACTTGCGGGCCAGCGGAGACTGGAGGAGTTGGGAGACCTGCGGCGGGATAGTCTCATCCATCAGGCCGAAGTAGCGGTTTTTGCGGTGCCGAATGTAATCCAGCAGACTGAAGGCAATCGGCGCCCCTTTGGTGGGGATATCCATCATCTTGGGTTCGCGCCCGGGCTGAACTTCATTCTGCACGGCCGGCCCGAAGCGGTATTCGCCGTGCGCGATCCCTTTGGGGTAGTTGAGCGGCGGAACGACGGCGATGGAGGTCAGGTCGACGATCGAGTCGCTCTGGACCTTCTCCTCCATCTGGCTGGTCATGAGCAATTCGGGCACGGAGCGGCAGCGATTGATGGCGCGACCGAGTTTCTCGCGCCGAAACACTTTCACCGGGTATTCGCCGTGGGGATAGTTGATGAGACCGTGGCTGCCCACCAGGTCTTTTGTGCCCGTTTCATTGCTGGTGAAGTGAGGGCTGAAGATGGTGCGATGCACGCTGGAGACCCCATGCTTATCGACCTGCTTGTAGTAGGCATGCAGGATTTCGATCATGTGATGGTTGCCTTGGAGCGGCTCCCATTCGTAGGTCGTTTCGTCCAGCGCACTGGCCAGGCCGACATTCTTCCAATGTGAGACATGGCCCTTGGTCTTGATGGCGGCGGCGATGAATTCCGGATCCCAGTCGTCGGTGAGCTCCATGCTCATCAGCCGCGCTTCGGAATACCATTCCCGGATGAAGATCGCTTCAGCGTGCTGGATGTCGGTTGTGTCGCCATGCACGACGATATCGACCCACGGTTCCAGGGCGGCGAAGCAGGGGCGGTTGCGGGAGAGGAAAGGCATGCGCACTTCGCTCTTGCCGCGTTTGCGCAGGTCCTTGACGAGTTTGCGCGCCTCGGCTGGGCTGAGCACCGGAATTTCGGTCTCGTGCAGGTCTTCGGTGATGCCTGCCATGGCGAAGCGATGATAGACGAAGCGGGCGGCGGCGATGGCTTCTTCCTCGAACACGGGATCCTTCACCATCGCGGGAAACTTGACGAGCATTTCGGTGATTTCATCATCGAACTGAGGATCCTGCCGCACGGTTTCCTCTGCCAGAGCGATGAGGCCACGCATTTCCACCGGCTGCAGCTTGTAGGAGACCTCTCGTTCCCAGGTGATGTGAAGGGCGGTCCAGCGGTTGCCCATGCCGTACTGGGCGAGGAGCTCCACCTCGGTGGTCAACTGTCCCAGCAACTTGTTGTTGACCAGCCAATCAAGGTATTGCGTGGCGGCCGCTGCGTCCTCCGAATCCCCCAGGTCCAACCCGCCCATCTGCGTTTGGGCGTGCCAGAAGGCGAGCTCGCAGGTGCCAACGAGTTCGTTACAGACGCCATCGGCCTGGAAGGGTCGGACATCGGAGGCGCCGTGCCACGGGAAGGCGCCGCGATCGTCGGGGAAGTTCTCATCCCATTTGCGGCCGTCGCGGGCTTGGTAGGGCCAGATGCAGAGCCGGGTATTTTCGCTGGTCTCATGCTCCGTTGAGAACCCGGTGGTGCCGGCGTCCTGATAATACTTGCGCAGGAGTTCGACGTTGGACTCTTTGTTTTCGCGGGCTATGGATTGCTCTTCGTCAACTGGGGCTGGCATTTGGATTGTCCTTCGCAATAAGCCTTAACCGATCGGGTGGTGAAGTAGGCTCGGCCACCTTCGGCTTTTGGTTTGTTGGGGTAGAGCGCCATGATTTGGTTGCTGTTCGCGAGTTCGGTGATGGCCTCGCAAGTCAGCCCGGTCATGTGGGCCACTTGCGCTCTGCGCATCAGGACAGGCATTACGTGAGGGCGAAGGTCACGTCGAAGAGCATGTCGGCCGCGCCGATGGTCTTCTGATGGCCGGTCGTGGAATTGCAGACAACGATGCCGGCGGTCATGCGGCGACCCTCCGGGAAGGGAATTTCGCCGTAGGAGGTTGCCGCAATCGATTTACTGACCAGCGGCTCGGTGCCGGCGCCATCGGCAGGCAGGGTGGCGGCGTCGTAGAGCTGGACGTAGCGTGCGGCGAGGTTGCTGTTGTAGACCCTGATGCCGTAGAGCCGACCTTTCTCGGTGAGCGCGATCAGGCTGGCCGCCGCCCCAGTTGAACTGGCCACGCGGTCTGCCCCTCGAGTTTTGATTACATTCATAGGCTTTAGAGGATCTCGTAGGTCGCGTCGAAGATGGCATCCGCAGCGCCTTTGACGTTCAGAACATCCAAGACAGCGGTGCAGAAATAGATTCCGGCCGTGAAGATGCGGCCCTCAGGAAAATTGAGCTCCCCGCCATCGGAGGCCGCCAGTGGTAAGACGATCAAGGGCACAACCGTTGAATCGGTCGGGGCGGTTGCTGCGTTGAAGATCTGGAGCCAGCGCGCCGCGATATTGCCGTTGTAGCACTTGACGCTGTAGAGTTTAGCTTTGCCGGCGACGACCAGTAATTCGTTGACGTCGTTGGCATTGGCGGTGTCGTCGCCGCCTCGGATGATGGTTGATCCTGTCATGGTTCACATGGTGCTAGTAAGCCCCGCCCCCGCGGCTTCTTTTTCGGTTCGGATCCAGATAACTGATGTCCATTACCGCGAGGTAGCGTAGCAAGTCAATAAAATCCTTACTGGCTCCCTTCTCGTTGTAACCCCCTGTGGGCAGGACACCGGTCCAGATTTTCATGCAGGAAATCAGGTTCACGCAGCGTTCGGAGACGAAGAATTCCGGTTCGTTCTCGATGCCCAGCGGCTTGTCCTCGTTGTATTCGAGCCAGACATTGATCAGGTTGATCCCCTCGGAGATCAGCGCGCGGTTGGCCTTGCCCACGACAGGCAGGATATCCATCGAGGGGGCGCCCACATCGCCCAGGAGCTGCAGGAAGATGGTGGTGGCGCCTTCATCGGCCAGTGATTCGGCGTTGCCACTGCGCGGATCGCCGTAGCGGGTTTCGACCACTTCGGCATCGACGTCGCCGGAGGCCAGCAGCTGCTTGTGACCCTCCAGCCTCAGAATCTCGCGTTTGTAGTCGTTAATCCCCCAGCCCATGGAGGTTTGGGCAGGTCCCTTCTCGCCATCAGGCTTCTCGCTGTTGATGGCCCACTCGCCGTAGGTCTGGAAATCGGGCCACTCGCGATAGATGAAGACCCGCTTGCGACCCTTGTATTCGGTGCAGCGGGCCCAGAGCATGGCCCAGTTGCGGTGCCAGGCGAAGTCGGTGACGTGATAGTTGGTGCCCTCACTCGCCGGCGGGATGGAGTCGTGCGGGATGACGTTGTGTTTGCCGAAGCGCGGGAAGACGGTGCCGCTGGTTTTGCGGGTCACGCCGTGGATCCGGATCAGCTGATCTTTGCTTGAGCGGTTCTTCCAGAGTTTGCGCAGCTCTTCGAAGCTGATGTAGGGGTTCCATTCGGGCTGGAAGAAGATCACGCCGTAGCTGTCGTCCAGGCACTCGAGGATGTAGGGGACCTGACCGGGCTCGAGGCCTGGCCAGTTCTTGGTGACCTTCAAATCCTCCATCGAGGTGTCGGTGTAGGCGGCGACTGTGGCGCCGGTGACGTACTCGCCCACGGTGGCGCTGAATCCGTTGACGGGCGTGAAGGTGACGATGCCTTTTCCCATGCGGTCGACCGTGCGGCCGCGCAGGGTGACGACCCAGTCGATGGGGATGAGCTCGTCAGCCCACCAGAGGTCGACCTGGCCGCCCTCGATGACGGTGCGGTCCTGCTTGTAGTTGAGGAAATGGATTTCTGAACTGTTAGGGCCGACCAAGGTGCCATCGGCAAAGCCGTCCTTGATGTTGTAGGTGATGCGGCAGATTTCAGAGCGCTTGGCGGTCTTCCAGTGGAGCGGGAGGTATTTGTAGATCAGCTTTTGTTGATCGCGTTTGGAGGTATCGCTGGAGGTGGAGAGGCACCAGACCTGGGCGCCCTCTTTTTTGACTACTTTTTGGACGCAACGCTTGGCGGCCCATTCGGATTTGCCGGAGCGGTTGCCGCCCAGCACGCAGATGTCTTTCTTCAGCGCCAGAATCCGATCGGCGTCGGCCCAGAAGTCAGGGTCGTAGCCGTATTCGTAGGGATCGGCTTTCTCGCGGGTGATGGCGGCCGAGCGGCCTTCGAAGACATCGAGCAGGGCCTGGTCGCCGGCGGTATAGACCTTATGCTGGCACTGCTCCCGGGTTGGAACCGGGAGCAGTGGGTGATAGGGCGGCTTGATGAGCCGCAAGAGCGAGTGGTAGCCCGCTTCGGTGGTGAGGTGCTCCGCGAAGTCAGTGGACATCAGACCATCGCTCGCACTACCGCCTGGAAGAGACTGTCCTTGAGCCGCTGCTCCCCTGGCAGCTCTTCGTATGGCAGGAAGCAGGGATGTTCCTTCTTCTGCGGATCCTTGACTGCGCCATAGCTCCAGCCTTCGCTGCGTTTGACAGCCAGCCAGGATTCATGCGAATCCGCCGGGGTGGCATCGGGGTTCTTGAGCGCGAACTCCACCCCCGCGATTGCGCTGTTGCGTTGCCACTCCGGCGCCGCTGCCCACGGCACCTGACTGTTATCGCCGATTGTCGAGCAATATGCCCGGTTGGTTTCATGTGCGATTTGTGCGATTTGTTCTACTCGTTTCATAATTTGAACCTTTCTATTCCGCTTTCGATTGCGTCTGCCAAGTATTCCCACAGCTCCAAGGGACCGTCCATCCGGCGTTGGTGGAACTTCATTGTTTTGCGGTCGCACTTCACCTCGAGCCCTCTCCCTCCGGCCTCCCGGAAGAGTCTCACTGTTATGCCGAGCCGGCCGGCCTCCTTCATCATGTTGGCGACCCGCTTGAGCCGCGTCTGTCGGTCCCAGCCGCCAAACGCGTGCATGGCACCGGTGGTAGAACCCCGCGCCCAATGGACCTCGAATGCGCTACCGTAGCCGGAGCCGGCCGAGGGTCCGAATGGGTCGCTCATTTGACCACCTCCCAATAGCCGTCGTCGAGCTTGCGCAGTTTACCTTCGTTTTTCAGTCGGCGCAGGGTGGTGTTCACCGCTGAGAGCACTTGAGGTCTGGGCGTGTGCCGGTAGATCCCGTGTCGCGTGCGATCGCAGAGCTCATCGCGGGTGAAGATGCCATCGATTCCCATGGCCATCACCCGCACGATTCGGTGCATCTTGATCATTCGCGCACCCGGTGGTAGTCGGTGAATTTCATGCAGCTCTTGCGGTAGAGCAGCTCGACATCTCCGGTGGGTCCGTTGCGTTGTTTGGCGATGAGCAGGTTGACGCGACTGGAGTGGTCGGACCAATCCGCGGTGGCGTCTTCGGGCCGGTCCTTTGGACGATAGAGGAAGCCGACGACGTCGGAATCCTGTTCCACGCTACCGCTCTCACGCAGGTCACTTAGCTGCGGTTTGCGGTTCGGGTTACGTTCGAACTCGCGGTTCAACTGCGCGGCGACAATGACGGGCAGCTTGAGTTCCTTGGCCATGTTTTTGATTCCCACGGAGATCTCGGCCACTTCCCGTTCGCGGTTGGAGTACTCGCGGCGGGTGCCGACCATCAGCTGCAGGTAATCGACCACGATCAGGCCCAGGCCGTATTGGCTGCGCATGCGCCGCGCCCGGGTGCGAACGTCTCCGATGGAGAGGCCCGGGCTATCGTCGATGTAAAGCGGTTTCCGGCTCAGTTCGGCCATGCCCGCGGAGAGGTGCGGCACGTCGTCGTTGGTCAGGAACCCGGTGCGGAACCGCTGGAAATCTCCCGACACGTAGGAGAAGAGGAACCGGTTCGCCAGTTCCTGTGCGGTCATTTCCAGACTGAACACGGCCGTGGGGATGTTGTTCTTGCAGGCGACCGTTTCGATGACGTTCATCACCAGGCTGGTCTTCCCCATGCCTGGCCGGCCGGCGATGGTGATCATCTCGGCCGGCTTGAGGCCGCAGATCATCTTGTCCAGGTAGTTGTAGCCGGTGCTCACACCGGTTGCCGTGCCAGTGCCGCGCACGTAGCCATCGAGCACCTCGGCGGTGCCTTCAAGCATCTCGCCGATGGTGACCTCACACTTGGCGCTACGCATCTCCGAGACCTGCATGACCTTCTTCTCGATCGAGTCGCACAGCTCATGGATGTCGTCGTCATCACCGGCCGCGAAGACGGCCGTCGTGATCTCGCCCGCCACTTTGAGCAGGCAACGGCGCAGGTAGAGGCTATGCACCGTTTTCATGTAGCCCCCGAGGTTATCGGCCACGGGCGCGGCGTCGGGCAGGCCGGTGAGGAACATGAGGTCGATATCGACCTTCATTTCCTTCAACCGATTGTGGACCGTGAGGGTGTCGATCCCGAGTTTCTCCTCCTGCAGATACAGCATCGCCTCATAGACATGCCGACATCGCAGGTCGAAGAAGACCATCGGGGTGCGCAGCACCGGCGCCGCCTCGACCAGGAGGTCGGGGTTTTGGAAGAGGCAGCCCAATACCCCTTCCTCGCTCGGCCCTGAATAGGGCGGCAGTTGATCGTCAGGATCACTCACGATTGCGCCTCCTTGAATTCCTGGCCGTCCGCCGCCGGGCCCGCTTGTTCTGGTTCTTGTGTGGTTTTGATTTTTGCTTTTTCATTCACTTTCCTCTTGGTAGCCACCAGTGGCGGCAGGTATCTTAGTTTAATGACGAATGGCCGCCGGCAAGAGCCGCAGGCCAGTTCGTCGTTCTCGTTGATCAGCAGGGTATTTCCCGGCCACTTGCTACCGCACCAGGGACACAGCGGCGCGGAGTTGTAGCTGCTGAACTCCGGCAGGGTATCGTTTTGTTCAGCGAACACGAAGAAGTGCGGGGCAGGTCCCTTGCGCTTGAAGTTGTAGGGCACCATTGCGTCGGTGTCCTCGTCGTGAGTGAACCACGGGTTCTTCTTGGCGGTTGTGATGTGGAAGCAAACGCCCATGAGGTTCTTCTCATTAGCCAACGACTCGAAGTCATCGGCCAACGTTGTTAGGTGAGTGCCTTGGCACTCGAAGTCCCGCGCGAAGCGGCGCAGGTGCTCTGCCATTGTCCCCAGGCAGTTGTGCTCGACGATCGCGCGACCCATCGTCATCGAGAGCACCAGGCGGTGATGCAGCGGCAGCTCGGTGCGGTGCACCAAGGCCCACACCTCCACCGGGTGAGTCGCGAACCAGGTTGGATCCCCGAAATACTTATCGGAGAGCTTACCCCAGATGAGGCCCGCACTGCCTCTGGCGTCGGTGTAGACCTTCCATGTGCGGATCACTTTATCCAGGTCGACGGTGTAGAGAACGGTGTCGCTCATCGCGATAGTCGGGTGCCGTTCACGTTGTCGGGCGATAGGCCCACCGGGACCACAGCGGGGACAATCAGCGCCAGATGGCCGATGTTCCTGGCCAGCTCCATTACCCGGTTCGTCTCACGCCGCTGTTCCATGAGCTCGGTGGTGAGCTCGACGATACGTTTGCGCGAGCCTTCCACAACGAGTGAGCCCGATTCACTGCGGTAGGCCTGGTCGATTTGCCGGCGGCAGATGAGGTGCTCTTGCATCTCCTGCTCCAGTCGTTGCTGGGCGAAGTGCGCTTCCTGCCGGAAGTGCCGGCATTCCTCGGTGGTGGTGGCGAGCTCGTCGATTTTCCCCTGCAACTCGCGGGTGAGCCGGCCCACGGCCGTGTTGAGCGCGCTATCCCGCAGTTCGCTCAACGATTTAGCCAGGCCTCTGTTGGCCTCGCCAAGGTTCTTGTTCTGCCCTTCCAGGTAAGCGTTACGGATTTCCAGTGTTTTTTTTGTCATTTTGGTCTGTTTTTTTCGTTTGTTCGGGACCCTGCAGTTCATCGAGGCACTTCGCTTCGAAACAGGATCCAAATTCTGCGGCGATGGCGCGAGCGGAGCGCTCGGTGAGCCGATCCGCTTTGCTGAGTGAACCGAAGACCCAGTTTGAGTCTGGGGATTCACTGGTGAGGCGGTAGTAGCGGCCTTGCCACTTGACCACCCAGTTATTTTTTGTAGCCATGATTGTCTCTGAGGTTGCGCATGTAGTTGCGGCGAGCGGCTTTACCGCGCGCGCTTGAATTGTAACGACGCACGGCTTCCCGCTTGCGCCAGGCGCGCTCTTCGTCAGTCTTGCAGTAGCGCCACTTCATTTTTGTTCCATGTGGAACACACTTAGTCATACACGGTTGATCCGCGATCGCTTACAGTCCGCACTTCCTGCAGCAGTGGGCGCAGTAGCCTCTTGGCGCCACCCGCCCACACACCGGGCAGGAGACTGGCCCTGCCATTTTCGGGGCGATGACGCGGCCCTCGCTCATGCGCAATTCGGGTTGCTGCTTCGGATCGGTCTCGAGCACGCCCACCAGGTAACCCTTGGTTCCGTCGAGCCATTTCTCGCAGTCCAGTTTCTCTTTGAATCGGCGAATTTCGCCGGTCACACCGTGTCTCACTTCGAGTTCTTTTGCCATAGATTTAGCTTTTTTTTGGTTCGGTTGGTTTTTTGCCCGCGAGATAGGAGGCGTAGAGCGCATCATCCTGGAGGATCGGGCAGAGCAGGATGATCGCGGCACGATCGATGGAGACGCCCATTTTGCGGCTCTCCAGCTCGAGTCGATCGAAGCCCTTTTCGGGCAGAGTGACGTAGCCTTTGGCGTTGCCGGCCTCGAGGGCCATGTCGGTAGCCTGTTTGGTGGCCAGGATCCGGCATTCCGGACAGAGGCCTTTCCTTGGTTCCTTGGTGGAGTAAATCCCGCCACAGGAGGTGCATTTTGAAACATTCATTGCATTTGACGCCGTAGGTCTTTGATTTGGTTTTCGATTGCCGCGAAGTCAGCACGGTCCTCGGCCGAGGCCTGCTGCATGCCGGTGCGGTTTCGCGGGTTGCCCGGATGGGCGGGGAGCTCCTCCTCGAGGGCGCGGATTTTCTGAGTGATGCCCCAGGTGGATTCACCGCCGCTTTTTTTCACCACCACCGGCCCTGAGCCCGGGGTCGATGAAGCCGGCTGCACGGTCTTGGCGACCTCCTTGGCCCACCAGAATGCGACGCGATCGAGGTAGGCCTCGGGGTTGACCTGACCGCCCTTCCAATCCACCTGGTTCATGGCGTGCCATTTTTCTGCTGCGAAGTCGGACCCGATGCCCAGAGAGTTCGCGGAGATGAGCCAGCGATCGAGCGGGGGGCCATACACCGAAGTGGCGCCGGATCCAGACGGTGCCTTGGTTCCCTCACGCGCGCGCGCGTTAGTAGAGAGAGAGAGAGTACTAATAGCTACCGTTGGGCTATTGGCCCAACTAGAAGCTGAGCTATTAGCTGGGCTATGCTTGGACCATCGGGCTTTTGCGCCGCGCTTCCCCTTGTCTACGTGGGCTTTATGAACTTTGCGGACCCTTGCCGCAACTTTTTTCATGTCATTATTATGCCACCGATCGTCCCTCGCGTTCAGTCGGAAAGGCGATAGGATTTTGAATTTTTCTTGGATAAAATATTGTAGTTTGGTCAAGCCGTTGAGCGGCTCCATTTGAGCGAGGATTGAAAGTAGCTCGTCGTCGTTAGGCAGTGTCCCGCAAGGGGTTTGATCCCAAGCTTGACCGAGCAAATGTAGGTAACCCCAGGCCACATTTGCGGGCATTGCCATCACTTTTGGGTCTGCAAATAGTGAATTAAATTCAATTGGATACGGAATTTTGTTCGTCATTTGTCACTTTTTTTGGCGACTTTTTCAGATATGAACCCCCACGAAGCTTGTATTGGAACCGTTCGCCCAGCTCTCCCTCGAGGAAGAGCTGGGCACCCACGCGGGCCCAGCGGTACCCTTCGACCTGGGTCATCTGCACGATGCGGGTGAAGGGCACCTTGTTCCACGGCTCAGCTGATTTTGGGCGGGTTGTCATCTGACAAGCGACCATTGGTGACGAAGGCCAGGGCCACCATGGGAGGTGATCCTTGCTGCTCGACCTCGATGCTGACCAGCACGCCCCCAGCCATCCTGGCGGCCAGCACACGGCGCAGGGTGTTGTGCTCGTCCTTGTCCTCGCTGACCAGTTGGAAAGGCGAATCATGGGGGCAGCTCGGGTTGGGCTCCGGCGCCGCAGCCTCTTGCGTCGCTTCGGGCAGGTTCTCTTCGGGCGGCAACGGTGATTTGTTGTTTACTGCGGTTTCTTCACTGGCGTTGCCAGCTTCCGGCGGTGTTTGTTCGTTACTCATGTTTTTGGTTTTGTTCGCTATTTCGAAATCGCGAACATTTCTCTTAACCCCCCTTTTCGGGGTTAAATTCGGAATCGATCAACTCTACAGGTGGGTTTTTCATGTCTTGGAATCTCCCCCCTCTGCGGCTTCCTTCACCTTCATCCCTGCTTCCATGCGAAGGATGTCGGAGATGGCGCATTGGTTTCGCCAACTGAAACCGGAGCTTCTCAGCTCCTCCTCGACTGACTCCACGAACTTTCGCGCTACGAACTTCTGTATCTCGACACATGCACAGTCCCTGGAATCTCCCCCCGCTGCGGCTTCCTTCTCCAGCTCCTCAAGTATTATCTTAGCCCGCATGATTCCCGCGTGGTGCATGCGTAGGTGTAGAGGGTGGTGCATCTCGGCATCGAGAGCAGCTATGCACTTTCGCGTTACGGAGGTTATGTTTAGACGGCCCTCCTTAAGTCCGTCCTTATGAGCGGAAACGATCATGGCTTTGGCTTCCTTGCGAGCGCCGCAAACCGGGCATTCATCGTTATTGAAACGCTCCAGCCATAGCAGCTTGCAAACTGGGCACTCCAAAACGTTGTCGGATATTTTATCGTTCATAGGGTTATAGCAGCACCGTTGAATCTAACCCGCCTGAGAGGAGCAATATCATTTTCTCAATTCTCAGGCTTTGTGTCCGTTGATGTTGCAGTTGGGATGCGACACAAGGCTGGGTTGCTCAAGTTCCGCCAACTCCCTGTCAATCAGCTTCAAGGCGATCCGATACTTGGCCGCCTGCATGATTGGTGATTGCGACCTGTCAACAGAGGCGTCTGCCTGCTTAATACGCTTTCGCACAAGGGCTATAAGATTTTTATCGCTCATGGGGTTTGTCAGGGTCCGTCGTTCCAGGTGCCTGTGGCGAGGTAGTTTCTGTGCCCGAAGTTCCTCTTGTTCGGCTCGACGCACCCAGCAAGTTTCGCGAGGTGCGCCTCGATGCTCGTCACCAGTTCGAACATCCCGTGCGGTTTCGGGGGGTCATTTGAGGGGTCAGAATCTCCCCCCCAGTAGTGGAGCTTGCCCATAATCTCCGCGACAAGCTCGGCATCGTCCTTGTGCCATACTGCCTCCCGTAAAAGACCAAGGGCGAACTCTCTCCCCCTCTTCACGCCGACACTAACTCCCAGATCAAAGTCCTCCTGGCAAGCCGCAGCGGGCGTGGAATCTCCCCCCTTCTCGAACTTCTCCTCCTGTTCGTTGATGATCCCCCAAAGGTCCCCGGCCCCGAGCGGGTCATACGGTGGCTTGATGAAATTGTTGTGGTGTCTGACCAACTGGCCCCAACTTCTTCGAATGTTATCGATAATCTTCATTTTTGGTCTTGTCTTCGTTGTTCTTCCCATTGCCCTTCGATCAGCCAGCGCACCAGGCGGCGGTACTCGGGCACCTCGTCGTCTTCGACATCAGGGACTTCATCAAACTTTCCGGAGTGCATTAGATCCTCAGGTGGCAGGTAGTCGGAGGCCATTATCTCACCATCGACCTTTCCACCGTGGGCTGCGGCCGACGAGGGTCCAGAATTGAGGGCTATGGGGGTTTTGCATGGCGTGAAATGTCATGGGTTGGCCGTTGGCCATTGTGACGACGAAGTTGGCGTTGGAGTGGACTCGGACGGTGACGATTTCCCCGGAGGGCCGGCGGGCCTGGACGACGACTTTTGAGCCGGTGGATCCCCAGTTGGCGCGGACGAGGGTCATTTTCTCTACGACCTGGCCCGGGGCGGCTGGATTCGGCGTCGCCACGGGGTCCTGCTGAGGCGCTGGCAGAACGTCCAGGGGGTTGGAGACCCCGAGCAGCTCGGAGAGCACAGCGACGCCCTGAGCGGTGTATTTGACGTTTCTGTTGACGACCTCCCAATGGCGGGCGCGTGCCAGGCTACAATTGAGCCGTCTCGTCTTGGCCAGGAGGGTGCGGGGTAGTCCCAGCCAGCGGGCGACCTCCTCCTCCTTGTGGTCGAAGGTGAGCCACGGCACCTGCTCGATCGTGCGGTAGACGGTCCTTTTTGCGGGGTCGTCATTTTCGTTGCCCCATTTTTCCGGCCCGTTTTTCGGCGGCCGTTTTTCGGCGGCCAGTTTTTGAAGCGCGACGAAATTGTCGAAGAGGTTGTCGGCAAGGGGGTGGCTGCGGTCGACGGCGCGATCCAGGAGCTCGTAAACCTCGTGTATGAACCGGAGGGCGGGATGAGTGACTTTTGGGGAAAATTTCATGTCTGGTTGGATCCATCAGTGGGTGCGGAGGCGGCGTTCGCGAAGCCCCCCCCCCCCGTCTGGGTTGTGGGCGGGGGGGT